ATCCTGATCTTTATCTCTAGTAAGGCTAATCATGTGATCGTTGTTCAAACCAGGCGTAACTGTTCCGACCTTACCATCTTCTCTGGGTACAATCTTTTTGGCTCGAAAGGGCGTATGATCTTTGCCCGTCTTTTGTTTGCTTTCTCGTCTTAATCGTTTTGCTTCTTCCGTTCTTACTTCTCGATACGATTGGACAACCAAGTTATCTTTTCTAACAGATGTAAGCGAATTGCTCTTTTCATCTTTGCGTAATTCAAGCATTTGTTTAGGTTTTGTTTCTTTCCAAGCAACATTCTTACCACTTTCATCTAAAGATCGACCTCTCCAAGCCCCAGCTACAACTTTTGGTTCTCTGTTTCCACCCCCGCAAGTGTTAACTGTTGGAGATTTACCATCTTCTGAATAAACTCTTTTTAAAATATCATGTCCGTTTATATCTTCGGCTGTTCCTATGTGTTGCGGGGTATCGTGGGTTTCTATGTATTGCTCTTTATTTGTTGCAGTTATAGTGGGAGACTTTCCTTTTTCGCTGTAAACCCTTTGTTTTGTTTCAAAAACGCCGTCTCTGTATTCAAACTCCATTATCGATTGGTCAAATACTTCTGTTTGAATGCCTAATAGTTCTTTTAATTTAAACCAAACATCATCTCCTGGAATAGCAAAACTGCTATCGGTTCTAAACCAATGCTCAACTTTAGTAACAGGCATATCTAATTGTTCCGCTATTTGTCTGTTAGTTTTTTTAGACTCAGCTTTCATCTCTCTTAAAACATATTGCAAACTTTTAATATCTACCTCATGTTTTCTAACCTTAACTGTTTCTACATTCATTCCGACCTTTAAAGGTTTCTGAACCTTCTCTAAATTTTCTACCAATGAATTTGTTTCTAATATATCTCGCAAAACAATCCCTCTTTGTTCGGGTTGAGTAATATCTGGTATGTTCGTCCAATACCAACGCACTCTGTTTTGAGCTGAAACAAGAGCTGAATTAATCTTGATTCTTTCAATACCGAAAGGAAGTTCTGGATAACAAGACGATACTTGCTCTGAAATGACATCTAAGAACTCTTTTTTCATGTTGACATTCTCTAATAAGAAATATTTAGGTTTAATTTCTTTTAACAACCTAATAAATTCAAAAAACAAAGCGGATCTTGGATCGTCAAAGGCAAGCTGTTTACCTGCAAAACTAAAACCCTGACAAGGCGAGCCAGCTAATATTAAATCTATGTCTTGGTAATCTTCGGCCTTGATGTCGCAAACATCTCCGATTTGAATAATCTCTGGGTAATTGTTTTGACTAACTTCAATAGCGTATTTGTCTATTTCACTTGCGTAATATTTATCGACTTTAATTCCCAACCGATCTAAAGCGATCATTCCGCAACTCATTCCGTCAAATAAACTTAAAACTTTCATATTTTTTTCTCCAATAAAAGGTGAGGTGTGTATCGTTGCAAGACTACACCTCAAAGTCTCTGGAGACGAGGATGAATAAACCTCGTCGCAACTGCACTTCTATTGTTTATACAAGCCGAATGAATTGCCTGTTCGCGATTAGCAAGGGGGTTCTTGAGAATGGATATAACCATCCCAATAGTCCTCTAATAAACTTGGCGTGTATAAAATATTTAGCTTTCGCATCTCCTTTACAAACTTTTCAAAAGATTCGCAAGAAGCTGAAACACATTCAGCGTCCTCTTGCATACCTATTAATAAATCTCCAATTTTACTCATACCTTCTCCTATATTTTTTTAGTGTAGTTGTTACTACTAATTATCTCTGCAAACGCCACGCCGATAACTTTGTGGAGTTTACCCTCTAACAAGAAAGCCTGTCTTTCAAATTCTTCTTGTTCTTTTGTTGTCATCTTATTCCAATCGGGTATAACACCTTCTGGATTCTTAACAACTTGATTGACCCAAGCAATAACCACGTCAGACAATTCATGTTTGACTTTGGTTTTAGCCGTAACCTTTTTGCCTTGGTATTCAATCATTTAGTGAGTCTTAACTTTTCTCTTTTCGACTTCAGCTAGATTGTTAACCATGTCAACCAAACGATCCCTATCATTTTCTATCTGCTGCAAGTTTGCATCCGAGCTGGTTGTCTCTACCCCGCCTGATTGTAAATAAACTTTAATGATCTGGCATACCAGTTGTTGTAAGTAATCTCTAGTGTGGTCTACGTAATCTGACATCTTTTTATCTATCGTCATTTATGCTCTCCAAAATAAATATACCCTTAGTATATCAAAAGGTGTTTACAAAGCAACTGAAATTTTATACTATTAGTGAAACAATTAATCAGGAGAAGATTATGTCAATGACAGAAATAGATTTTATAAGAGAAGGTATGAAAGCTTTACAACCAGGATTGCCAGCTCCTAAACATACTGCGGATGTAGAAGAAGACATGCAATCAACCGAAAGGTTGAGCAAGTTTGTTGAGTACATTCGTCAACATCACCCAGCTTTATTTGAGCATGCTTACAAGGAAGCATCTAAATAATGCTTGAGTTTCTTCTTTGGATCTTAGGTGTGATAGCCACTTACTTTGTAGGTGGCTTACTTTATTTCATTTGGTTGATGAATAAGCATTTATGAAAGACCTAAAGAAAGAGCGAGAAGTTTTAGTAGGAGCAACATTTTATGTTGATGGCGTAGATCCAAACGCTGAGGGTTTGCCAGATTTATTAAGAGATAAGTTTGAACAAGAGGTTGATAGAAACAAAATATTTTTTAGCATTTGTATTCCAGGCGATAACAATCAAATAGATTTAGAAAAACTAGCAGAAGAAAACAACGACTTAAGACATCAAGTTAAGTTTTGGCAAGAACTATATTTAAAGGCTATTGACCCAAAGTGAGAAAATGTCCTATATGCAAGGAAACAAAAGAATTGAACTCAGTAAACTTTCCCAATAGAAAACTAAAGAAAGCTCCGCCTTTTCGGTGGGAGTGTCGATCTTGCTATAACGAAAACAAAAGAACTAAGCCCCTGTATTGGGCACATAAGATGTTATCTGGAGCAAGGCGCAGAACTTTGGACAGGGGTTGGCCGCCCTGCACTCTTAAACCCCAAGACATTTGGGATGTATGGCCGCAAGATTTTAAATGCCCAATTTTAGGAATTGAGCTTATTCATGGTAAAGAAGACAGATACAACTCTCCAACTTTAGAGCGAATAGATAACAACAAGGGTTATGTTATAGGCAACATTCTTGTTGTTTCTCATCGGGCCAACTGTATTAAAAACGATGGCACTTGGCAGGAGATAATGGCAGTTGCAGAATTTTATAAACATTTAGAGGAAAAAGACAATGGCAAAGACTTGGATTAAAGAAAAAATACAAAGTATTAAAAAGAAAACATCTATTGGCGACTCAAGGCTTAGCCGAGGCGCTGGAACTAACAAACGCAAAACGCGTAAAAAATATCGAGGTCAAGGCAAATGAGAGGTGTAAATTATCCGTGCGGTTGGTTTGACGTTGAACAATTACCAGGGGGATCAAGAGAAAATGACTCAGTATAAAAAAAGTGTAGAGAAACAAAGAAAGAAACTTCAAGCCGAAGAAGACGATAAAAAAATAGTTTGGTATGAATATCAAAAAGGCGCTGGAGAACATTTTAGAAAAATTAAATATGCAAGCGGCAAAGAAACTAAAACTGATTATGCAAAAAAAAATAAATAAATGCCGTTAAGAGATTACCAACAAGAAGCTTTAGATGCTTTAGAAAACTATATTGCTATAGAAGACGGCAATCCTTTGGTTGTTATGCCAACAGGTTCTGGTAAATCTCATGTAATTGCAGACTTTGTGCTGCATATGAATGAACAAAAGAAACAAAAAACTTTGATTGTTTCGCACGTTAAAGAAATACTTTTTCAAAATTATGAAAAGCTACAAGACGCTTGGCCTTATGGAGATATAGGGTTGTATGGCAACAGCTTAAAAAGTCGAGATACAGATAACGATATTATCTATGCTCAGCTCCAATCAGTTTGGAACAAGGTGGATCAACTGCCCTTATTCGATCTCCTCGCTATTGATGAAGCGCATCTTGTTCCAAAAGACGGCGAGGGAATGTACCGCTCCCTCGTTGTCGCCCTTAAAGAACGCAACCCAAATTTACGTGTGGTTGGATTTACGGCTACTCCATACAGACTTAACTCTGGTATGTTAACTGAAGGCGAGGGATCTATTTTTGATGATGTCGCAATAGACTTTGGTAGTGGTGATAACTTTATTCGGCTGATTGATGACGGCTACTTATCACCTCTAGTAACTAAATGTATGGATACTGAGTACGAGATTGATGATATAGGTTTGAGAGGGGGCGAGTTTATTCAAACAGATTTGCAGGCCAAGATGAACGATAGCGGCCGAACCAACAAAGCCATGCAAGAAGTTTTAATAAAAGGCGCAAACAGAAAACAATGGTTAATCTTTTGTGCTGGTATTAATCATGCAGAAATGGTCAGCGGTATTTTAAATGCCAACAATATAACCTCTCGCGTGGTAACAGGAGATACAAATCAAAACGAAAGAGATCAGCTAATAACAGATTATAAAGCTGGCAAGATTAGAGCTTTGGTTAATTGCGATGTGCTAACAACAGGTTTTGATGCTCCAAATACAGATTTAATTATAATGCTGCGACCTACACATTCACCAGGCTTATATGTGCAAATGATGGGTAGGGGTATGCGTATAGCAGAGGGCAAGAAAGATTGTTTGATTTTAGACTTTGCCAAGAATATTGAACGTCATGGCCCTATCAATCAAATAGCGCCTAATCAAAAAGGCAAGCGCAAAAAAACAGGTGAAGCTTTGGTTAAGAGCTGTCCAGAATGCCAATCATATGTACCTAAAGCTGTAACTACTTGCCCTGATTGTGGCTATGTCTATCCTATGCGTAAGCTAGAGTTAGAGCTGGTTGCATCTAAGCTGGATATTATTTCTAAGACAGCTAAAAAAGAACGCTACGATACGAAGGTTATCAACATGTGGTTTGGTAATCATCAGAAACAAGGCAAGCCGTTGCCTGTACTAAAGGTCAGCTACAAGACACCCAATAAGATTATTAGTGAGTACATATGTTTTGAGCATTCGGGTTATGCAAGAGAAAAAGCTGTGGCTTGGTGGAACAAAATGGTAAGTGGTGATAGCTTGCGAAGATCCCCACCTTCTACAGTAGATGAGGCTTTGTTTAGACAAACGGAAGTTAACAAACCAGATTTAATTAAAGTCGATTATTCGGGTAAGTTCCCTAATATCGTCAATCATATTTATGCAGATAGGTAAGCCAACACGTTGTTATCCATTTAGGAAAGAGACGGGAGATTTTATGTTTATACCCTATGACTATACAGAAGCAGAATTAAAATATGTTGGCGGTGGTAGAGATACCTTAGAGCAAATAGAAGATTTTTGGGATTCGATAGGAAACCCTATGTATAACAAGCGACTGTCTCTTGAGGACAACATGCTAAACTTATACAGCAAGTTGCGGTATTGGCCTAAGCCAATGCTAAATGATAATGTCGTGCAAACGATGATTTTGGAGTATGAATATGATAATAGAAGAACTAAAAGAGTTTGAGTCTGAGCAAAAGGGCGACACCCTGGTATTCTCAGATATACCCAACCCTGTTTACCATGCGGGTGTTGGAGTTAGTAGCAGTAAGATTAGAGCCTTTGGCAAATCGCAACTGCATGCGGTGGAGAGAGTCCAAGAGACAACCCCTGCAATGAACTTTGGTACAGCTGCTCACGCTTTGCTGGTAGAGGGTGAAGAAGCTTTTAATCAAACAGTAGCAGTCGTGATGGGATCTCCCTATACCAATGCCAACAAAGAACTGAAAAAAGAGTATGAGGAGCGCGGCCTAACAGTTATTAAAGAAGCTGAAATGACGGCAATCAAAGGTATGAAGGAGCATATGATTGAAGAGGGCAATATCTACCTTAACGCTGAAGGCAAGGTAGCAGAGGCTAGTTTCTATTGGTATGAGGGTGAGGTTCTTTGTAAGTGCCGACCAGATGTTATCTGTCCTCCAGTCCAAAGCCCATACCCAAACAACGCCATATGTGTAGTGGACTACAAGACCACCCAATCATGTGATCCAGTAGAGTTTGCTTATTCAGTTAAAAAATATGGCTATGATATGCAGGCTGCTTGGTATCGCAGAGGTATGGAGAAAGCTGGCTTTAAATTAGATGAGTTTGTCTTTGTGGCGCAAGAGAAGGTCTACCCCTACGCATCTAAAGTATTTATTATCTCAGAAGAACAAATGGATCTTGGCTGGGAAAAGATGGAAGGCTTTTTGGAGCTGTACAAAAATCACTCAGAAGGTGGCCATCTATCCGTTTATAACTCGCCGAATATCGTTACTTTAACTTTATAATCGTGCCAGCTTACAAATTTAGAGAAGACGTATCTCTTGCTGAGCTAAAAGATTATATAGACAGCACCTACGATCAGCACTATGCCAAGGGCAAGTACCAGGCAACAGATATGATTGTAGATGCTGGTTTTGGCGAAGGGTTTTGTATTGGTAATATAATGAAGTACGCCATGCGCTATGGTAAAAAAGACGATAAGAAAAAAGAGCTTCTTAAAATCATTCACTATGCAATGATTGCTCTATACGTCAACGATCAGTAAAAATTATGCTAGGATGATAGGTATGTTATTTCCTAGCATTCCTCAATATCTGTGCGTCTATGAAATAGACAGCAATCTCCATATGGTTGTCTTGCAGGCCAGAAACTCTGATACCGCAGAGCTATTTGCTTTGCTGCGCTCTATGGAAGATAGTTCTGATTATACGTTTGGAAAAATTTTAGACGTTAGTGAAATAGATCCTTCTCATCACATTAGTCTAACCATTCATTAAAGTGCTAGGTAGGTATATAAGTATCTAAATGGGGGGAGATAATACCCTTTAGGCGCCCTAGCAACACCCTATAATTACAAGCTCGGTTTAGCTGGAGCTTTGGCTTCAGAAGTTCCTTCTGTTACCCAAGCTGGAGTGTCGTCTGCTTGTTTAGGCGACATCTTTTCCAATGGTTTAAAAGCCTTGATAATATTTTTATCATCAGGGTAATCAGGATTTTTGCTTTTTTCAATACCAAAAGCACATATCACTTTATTACCAACCAGTTCGCCAGCGTTAGCAGGCGGGTTGTCTTTTCTTCCTACAGCTTTAACCAAACTAGAAAACTTTCTAGAGGCTATCTCTCTAA